ACAAACTAAAGCCATGAAACTCATCAGAGAAGAAATCGAACAGGTCGAATTTATCGTTGAAAACAAGAACGGTAAAAAGTCACTCTTCATCGAAGGTGTTTTTCTTCAGGGAAACATTAAGAACCGTAATGGTCGTATGTATCCTATGGAAACTCTTCGTAGAGAAGTGTCTCGTTACAATGAGAACCATGTTGCTCAAGGTAGAGCACTTGGTGAACTCGGACACCCAGATGGTCCTACTGTAAATCTGGATAGAGTTTCTCATAAGATTGTTTCTCTGAGAGAGAGTGGTTCAAACTTTATTGGAAAAGCAAAGATTCTTTCTACTCCAATGGGGAAGATTGCAGAATCTTTGATTTCTGAAGGTGTAAAGTTGGGTGTTTCTTCTCGTGGTATTGGTTCTCTCCGTATGACAAGAGAGGGAATCAATGTAGTTGGTGAAGATTTCATGTTAGCTACGGCAGCTGACATTGTTGCAGATCCTTCAGCACCTGATGCTTTTGTTTCAGGAATCATGGAAGGAAAAGAGTGGGTATGGGATGGTGGAATTCTCCGTGAGAAATATGCGGAGAAGACATACAAGACCATTAACACTCTTGTAGATCAAAAAAGACTGGATGAGAATAAGTTGAACTTATTCAATGATTTTCTTACAAATCTTTAATTTATAAATAAATATAGTTTAAAACTAAGGTTAAACGGAGAGTTCAAATGTCTCGTGGAGATTTACAAGAAATGGAAGTAGGCACTAAGCAATCCAAAACCGCCGTTAATGCTGGAGCAAAGGCAGCGGAATCAATGGATACTTCAATTGCCGGTTCTTATGAGGATCTGGGCGGACCTACCCCAGAGAATTATAGATCTGATGACGATTCAGCTAAGCTGAAGACCCCTGGAAAGACACTTTCTCAAGTTAAGAATGTTGTCAATAAGGGAGCAAAATCGGCAGATGCTATGACATCTGTTAAAGAAGAAGAAGAGATTGATGATGAGGATCTGATTGAAGAAGAGGACGAAGAAGAATTTGATATTGAGGAGGGTAAACTTCCACTAGACAAAGAAAGAAGAGATAGAATTGGCAGGCAAATTGGAAGGAGAACTTATAGCAGTTCCCCCAAAAAATATGATCAAATGGATAAAATGTCTGGAGCATTAAAGTCCGCTCAGAAAAAACAAAACAATGAAGAGTATGATATTGAAGAAGATGTAAATGCTCTTCTCGGTGGTGAAGAACTCTCCGAGGAATTTAAAGAGAAAGCAAGAGTAGTTTTCGAATCAGCACTCATGGCGAAAGTCAATGAGATCAAAGAAGCTCTTGAAGTTGAGTATCAAGAGAAAATTGCTGAGGAAGTAGAAGAGATTAAGGAAGCTCTCGAAGAGAGAGTTGATTCTTATCTTGAGTATGTTGCTGATGAGTGGTTCACTGAGAACCAACTCGCAGTTGAATATGGTCTTAAGACCGAAATGACCGAATCCTTCCTGGAAGGAATGAAGGGTCTTTTTGAAGCACATTATGTATCAATCCCTGAAGATAAATATGATGTTCTTGAGAGCATGGTAGAAAAACTTGATGACATGGAGACAAAACTCAACGAGCAGATTGAGAAGAACATCCACCTGAACCAAAGACTCGCAGAGTCGGTTGCTGATGGAATCTTCGATGAGATTTCTGAGGGCCTCGCTGCTACTCAGAAAGAGAAGCTCTCTTCACTTGCCGAAAGTGTTGAGTTTGAAAGTGAAGAAGAATATCGTGAAAAACTGGAGATGCTGAAGGAATCATATTTCCCAGCAAACAAAGCTCCTAAAGCACACACTGAAACCCTTTCTGAGGGAGTAGATCATTCTACCGAAACTATTTCGGGACCAATGGCTAACTACCTGAGAACTCTTCAGGCTGTTGCTAAAAACTGAATTTAACATTAATCAAACACAAACATTCACAAAGGTAAACGCAAATGTTCCATTCCGAGCATCTGCAGGAAAAGTGGGCACCTCTCCTCAACTATGAGGGTCTTGATCCAATCAAAGATTCCCATCGTAGAGCGGTAACCGCAGTCCTGCTGGAAAACCAAGAAAAGTTTTTAAGAGAAGAATCCGCATTTAGCAGCGGATTCAACCTGATGGAGTCCCCAACCAACTCAGCTGGCACTGGTGGATTCACCGGTGGTGCCGCTGCAGGTGGTCCTACCGCAGGTTTCGATCCAGTTCTGATCTCACTGATCAGACGTTCAATGCCTAACCTGGTTGCATATGACCTGGCTGGCGTTCAACCAATGAGTGGTCCTACTGGACTCATCTTCGCAATGCGTTCCCGCTACAACACCCAGAGCGGAACTGAAGCATTCTACAACGAAGTTGATACCGCATTCTCTGGTCAGGATGACGGTTTCAACCTCACCGGTGGATTCTCTGATGTTGTTGCTGGTCTTGGTACTACTGCACAGTCAGGAACCAACCCAGCAATCCTGAACCCAGTTGGAACCGCTACCTCAACCGCATATGATGTCGGTCAGGGTATGGTAACTGGTGACGCTGAGAACCTCGGCCAAGGAGCTGGTGATCAGTTCAACCAGATGGCTTTCTCAATCGAGAAGGTTACTGTTACCGCTAAGTCAAGAGCACTGAAGGCTGAGTACAGCCTCGAACTGGCTCAAGACCTGAAGGCAATCCACGGTCTGAACGCTGAAGCCGAACTCGCTAACATTCTGTCGAGCGAGATTCTGGCTGAGATCAACCGTGAGGTTATCAGAACCATCTACAAGATCGCTGAGCAAGGTGCTGTTGAGAACGTTGCTACCCAGGGTGTATTTGACCTGGATATCGACTCCAACGGTCGTTGGTCAGTTGAGAAGTTCAAGGGTCTTCTGTTCCAAATCGAAAGAGACGCTAACAGAATCGCTCAGAGAACTCGTCGTGGAAAGGGTAACATCATCATGTGTTCAGCTGACGTAGCTTCAGCTCTGACCATGGCTGGTGTTCTCGATTACACCCCAGCTCTGAACGCTAACCTGAACGTTGATGACACCGGCAACACCTTTGCTGGAACCATCAATGGTAAATATCGTGTTTATATCGATCCTTATTCAGCTAACCTGGCTGCCGACAACGGTGGTCTGGCACAAGGATCCAACCAATACTACGTTGTTGGTTATAAGGGTTCTTCAGCTTATGACGCTGGACTCTTCTATTGTCCTTATGTTCCCCTCCAGATGGTTCGTGCCGTTGGAGAGGACACCTTCCAACCCAAGATTGGCTTCAAGACCCGTTATGGTATTGTCGCCAACCCATTCGCGGAAGGAACCGATCAGGGTCTCGGTCGTCTTCGTGTCAACAGCAACCGCTACTACAGAAGAGTTGCTATCAAGAACCTCATGTGATCCATTTCACACAGGTTTCTCTGGGGTCCGAAAGGACCCCTTTTTTTATCTAAATAATTAGAAAAAATGGCGATATCTAACGCATATAAGAATCAGATACAGAATAGAAACTTTCTATCTCCTGTAGGATTTAAGTTTGTTGTAAATAGAGCTCGTAAGGTTTCCTTCTTTGGAAACTCTATGAATATTCCAGGTTTGACTCTTGGTGTTGCAAATCAACCAACATACCTGAAGGATATTCCTCTACCTGGAGATAAAATTGAATTTTCTGATTTAAAATTAAGATTTCTTGTTGATGAAAATCTTGAGAATTACATGGAAATTCAAAGATGGATTCGTGGAATTGGATTTCCAGAGAGTTTGGATGAGATTTATAATTTTCAAAGGGATAATCCTGCGATGGATGCTCAGTTCAAAGATCAAATGAACTTGTATTCAGATGCTACTCTTTTTATTCTTACAAGTAGTAATACAGCAAACTTTCAAGTAAAGTTTAGAAATATTTTCCCATATACTTTGACAGATCTTCAGTTTGACGCTACCGATAGTGATATTGATTATTTGACTGCAGAGGTAGGTTTCAAGTATACTATCTATGATATAGTAGACAATAGCGGAAACCCATTACACTATGACACTTGATTTGGATACAATCCAAAAAATGTGGGAACAAGATTCTAAGATTGATGTAGACAATCTTCATACCGAATCATTAAATATCCCCAGTTTACACGCAAAGTATTTTGAGATCTACAACAATATTATTCTTCTCAAAAAGAAAGCGGAACAACAAAAGAAAAATATCAGACACGAACGTTACGAGTATTTTAGTGGAAAAGCGGATCCTGATGTTTACATCGAAAATCCATTCCCTAAGAAAATCCGTGATAAAGATACTCTTCAAAAATACTTAGATGCTGATGAGAAATTATCTTCAGTTTCTCTGAAAGTGGAATACTATGACACAATGTTAAATTACTTGGAGAGTATTCTTAAAGTTATTCAAAATAGAACTTATCAAATTAAAAATGCTATCGAATTCATTAGATTTACTGCTGGATTAGGGTAAATAAATAAAATGAAGTAACTAATGCAATAAATGGAAGATATTTTTGAATCACTAAAAGATATTGATATTAGTGATCTTGGTGATTATGAACCATTTGATGGTGGATATTGGAAAAAAGGATGGAAACATTCTGAAGAATCTAAACTAAGAATGTCAGAATCCAAAAAGGGTAAAGAACCTTGGAACAAAGGAAAATCTTTACCTAACTATCACTCGGAAGAAACAAAACAAAAAATGAGAGAGAGAATGATTGGTAATAGTTATACCAAGGGAAGAAAACTCTCAGATGAAGAGAAAAAAATAAGAAGTGAAAAATTAAAAGAATATTATGAGAAAAGAAGATCGTTAGGATACAAAAGATAAATAACCTTGATTGAGGGTTATTTATGTGTGATTTGATTATTGAAAAATCTAATGAAGTATTCTTAAAAATAAAGACACAACCACATATTGAGTATGAACTAAGAGACAGATTTACTTTTCAGGTAGAATCTGCAAAATTTATGCCCCAATATAGGAATAGAAACTGGAACGGGGAAATTCATTTGTATGATATGAGATCCAAACAGATTTATGTTGGGCTCTTAGATAAGTTAGTATCCTTCTGTAAACAATATGGATACACTTATAAGTTTGATGACAATAAATTCTATGGGTTACCCTTTGAGATTAATGAAGAGATCTCATATGAGGGTGTGAAAGATTATATGAAATCTATTTGTTCTCATTCTCCACGGGAGTATCAAGTAGAGGGAGTATATGATGCTCTAAGGCATAATAGAAAACTATTGATAAGCCCCACTGCATCTGGCAAATCACTGATGATTTATTCCCTCGTAAGATATTACGTGGATAAAGGGCAAAAAATTCTTTTAATTGTACCAACGACATCTCTTGTAGAACAGATGTACAAGGACTTTCAGGATTATGGTTGGAATGCTGATTCATATTGTCACAGAATTTATTCGGGTAGAGAAAAGACAAATGAACATGCAGTTACAATTACAACCTGGCAATCTGTCTATAAGTTAGATCGTTCTTTCTTTGAAGACTATGGAGTTATTATAGGTGATGAGGCTCATTTGTTCAAGAGTAAATCTTTGGTACAAATCATGACTAAACTTCATCATGCAAAATATCGTTTTGGATTCACTGGAACTTTAGACGGAACTCAAACTCACAAATGGGTTCTTGAGGGATTGTTTGGCCCATCATATAAAGTAACCAAAACTTCAGAACTGATGAAACAAGGTCACCTTTCTCAGTTGGATATTCAGTGTCTTGTTCTAAAACACCCACCTCAGAAGTTTGAAACTTATGAAGATGAGATACAGTATTTAATCTCTCACGAACAAAGAAATAAATTTATTACAAACCTTTCTCTTGATTTGAAAGGAAACACTCTTGTTCTGTTTTCACGAGTAGAAACACACGGAGCAATTCTCTATGAGATGATAAATAAAAATAACCGTGAAAATCGTAAAGTATTTTTTGTTCATGGTGGGGTGGATGCTGAAGAACGAGAACTTGTAAGAGAAATTACTGAAAGAGAAAACAACGCAATTATCGTTGCTTCTTATGGAACTTTCTCTACGGGAATTAATATTAAAAGTCTCCATAATGTTATCTTTTCTTCACCCAGTAAATCAAGAGTTAGGAATCTCCAATCAATCGGAAGGGTTCTTAGAAAAGGAAAAAATAAAACTAAAGCAGTTCTCTACGACATCTCTGATGATTGTACAATCCAATCAAGAAAGAACTATACTTTAAATCACTTCATAGAAAGAATTAAAATTTATAATGAAGAACAATTCAATTATGAGATAATCACTATTCAATTAAAGAGTAAATGAATTATTATACCTACGCATATCTTAGAGAAGATGGAACCCCTTACTATATTGGTAAAGGTAAAGGAAATCGTATTCACTCAAAATCCAATAGAGTTTTTAATCCACCACCCAAAGAGAGAAGAATATTTTTAAAACAAAATCTAACTGAAGATCAAGCATTTAGTCATGAAATCTATATGATTGATGTCTTCGGTAGAAAGGATTTGGGAACAGGTATTCTCCACAATAAATCAGATGGTGGTATTGGTGGAGGTGCTATGAAGGGAAAATCTCAAAGTGAAGAGACTAAAATTAAAATTGGTAATGCCAATAGAGGAAGAATTCATTCCAAAAAATCAAGAGAAAATATGAGTAAATCTCATTTAGGAAAACCAAATCCAAAGTCAGGAAGTTCTAGGAAAGGAAAATCATTTTCAGAAGAACATATAAAAAATAAAAGTGAAGCAACTAAGTTATGGTGGAAGAAGAGAAGGGAGATTCAATCAAATGGGAATTGAAGAAGATTTTTATGCAACACTTAAATTAAAAACTGGAGAGGAAATCTTTTCAAAGGTAGCAGCTACTGAAGAAGAAGATAGAACTCTTTTATTATTATCAAATCCAATTATTGTTGCTGAAATAAAAGGAAGAACTGGTGTAATGGGTTACAAGATAGAACCCTGGTTAAAGACAACAACAGAAGATATGTTTATTATCAATATTGATGATGTTCTCACAATGACAGAATCTTCTGATATTGCCTTGATTTCTATGTATCAGACTTATTGTAGAGAATCTGATAAAACAAGAAAAAATCAAGCAAAGATCTCTCGTAAGATGGGATATCTTGCTAATGTGAATGATGCTAAAGAGATATTGGAGAAACTCTTTAAAGATAGCTAAAGCCTGATCTTCAAACCCAACAAAGGTATTCTACACAGTATTTGATACCTTGTCAACTATTCAAATAAGTGGTAGAATGTCTACATATTATGAGATAAACTAATGATAACTACAGCAGTCATGACCAAAAGAAAGAGGTCAGAACATTACGTTAACAACAAAGAGTTTCTTGCAGCACTGATTAGATATCGTGAGAATGTTGAAATTTCTTTCATTCAAAAATACGGTAGAGAACCTACCAAAGATGATAGATCTAAGTCTTGGGATACGAAGCCACAAATTCCCAGATATATTGGCGAGTGTTTCTTAAAGATTGCAAATCATTTATCATTCAAACCAAACTTTGTCAACTACATGTTCAAAGATGATATGATTTGTGATGGTATTGAGAATTGTGTTCAGTATATTCACAACTTTAATCCAGAGAAATCTCAGAACCCTTTTGCTTACTTCACTCAGATTATTCACTACGCATTTCTGAGACGAATTCAGAAAGAGAAGAAGCAACTGGAAATCAAAAATAAAATTCTTGAGAGGACAGGGTTTGATCAGGTATTTGACAGTGGTAGTGTTGACGGATCAGACTACTCAGATTACAACAGCATTAAAGATGCGGTTCATAGTAAGTTGAGATATTAATGTCTGGAAAAAAAGGAACCATACCTTGGAATAAAGGTAAAAAAGGATTACAAAAGCATTCTGACGAAACTATAGAAAAGATGCGAAAAAATAATCAGGGTGAGAAAAATCCTATGTATGGGGTAGAACCTTGGAATAAAGGAAAGAAAATTGGATCACGAAGTGAAGAGACAAAAATAAAAATTTCTCAAACATGTAAAGAAAAAAGAGGGTATGATATATCCGAGTTTAGAAAGTTTAGGGGAAAAGTTAATTACCTTACGGAACAAATATATAATGAAAATAAAGGTATTATAAATCCAGATGATCTACCAAGATCTGTAGCAGGAGTAAATGGTGGATATCAAATAGATCATATTCAATCTGTAAAAGAATGTTTTGACAAAGGAATGTCTCCAGAGTATTGTAGTAGAATAGAAAATCTTCAAATGCTTCCTTGGGAGGAAAATAGAAAGAAATGGAAATAGCAATAATCACTGATACTCATTTTGGTGCTCGTAAAAACTCTAAACTATTTCATGATTACTTTGAGAAGTTTTACAAAGAAGTATTCTTCCCCACTTTAGATGAGAGAAAAATTAAACATATAGTACATATGGGTGATTGTTTTGATAGTAGAAAAGGTATTGACTTTGCTGCTCTAAGATGGGCTAAAAAAGTATTTTTTGACGAACTCTTAAAAAGAGATATTGAAGTTCACCTAATTTCCGGAAATCACGATTGCTATTATAAAAATACAAATAGTGTAAACTCTGTTGACTTATTATTGAAGGAGTACTATAATGTTAAGGTATATTCAAAAGCAACAGAAACTACTATTGCCGGATTGAATGTTATTTTATGTCCTTGGATCAATCAAGAAAATGAAGAAGAAACTCTTAAACTCGTTGAAAATACTTCTTGCAAGGTGTCGTTGGGGCATTTTGAATTCCAGGGATTTAGAGTTAATAGCCAAATCGTCATGGAGCACGGTCTGGAGAGCAAACTATTTGACAAGTTCTCCCGTGTCTACTCGGGACACTATCACACTCGATCGAACAATGGAACAGTCTTCTACTTAGG